GACCATATTCCTCGTTGCGCATTTGTTCACGGGCTTGATAAAAATTTTTGTTGTTTGTTTCTTTCATACGTTTTTTAACCTTTTTAATTGAAGGTTCTTTGCCCTGCTTTTTAAGTTGTTGAATTCGTTCGTTCATTTTTCAACTCCTGTTTTAGTTAAACACGGCACGGGACTCAAACAGGTCACCGTACATTTCTTCGTAGGCTGCATCCCAGTCCTCGCGGATCCACTCAACAGCATATCCACGTTGGGCATAGTCATCAGCCATGACCTGCAGGTAGTGCAGAGCCTGTGTGGCGCTCATATCGCGATCAGCCATCAGACTCAGATTGCTACAATGTGCAAAATTGTTGCTATCTCTGTGGGCACTGACTTGGACAAATTGCTTGATCATTTCTGGCTCCTTGTTGCTGTGTATGTGTGTATTATAACATTTCGGGCAATATTGGTCAACCCGATCAGCACCCACGAACATCGCTGTTCAAGTTGGGTTTATGCTCACGTATGAGTTCACGCTCTAGTGCGTGAGCAACTGACTTGCCGCGCACCACGTCCACAATCAACACTGTGAAACTGTCTACACCGCGTTCACGCATGCACTCATACAGTGCCCAGCTCTTGTCTTCAGTTCTGCTGCGATAAACGTGCTTGTTGAAACGAGTCTGCACACTTCGTTTCACTGTGCTGGCAGTCTTGGCAGTGACGCCAATGTAGAAATCAGCACCAGATTGCAGCATGTAGATTGCATGTGTACGATCTGTTCGCTTTTTACGGGTGATGTTTTTTGCTTCCATGCGTGTATTATAGCATTTCGGGCAATAATGGTCAACCAGGCCGATTGTGGCAGTTTTGCAACATCTAAGATTATCTATTGGTAAAATATTGCAAATAAATAACAACATGACTAGACACCTACTTGACAAACTTGAATTTTATATCACTAACGTATGCAATATGACCTGCAATGGATGCAATCGTTTTAACAACTACAAATTCACAGGGTGGCAACGTTGGGAAGATGCGGAACCTATTTTGACAAAATGGGCTGACAAAATTGATATACGCCATCCAGTTATACTTGGCGGCGAACCACTGTTGAATCCTGACATTATTAAATGGATTGCTGGACTGAATCGTTTGTGGCCAGACCACTCAGGGGTGCAGGTACAAAGTAACGGTACTAGAATTCACAAGATCAAAGGTTTGTATGATGTATGCTCCAATGGCAATTGGGTAGGAGTAAGTTTGCATACACTTGATGACCGCGAAGAGATATTTCAAAACATCCGAGACTTTATGGTATCGCCTATCAGCGAAACTGAAAACCCCAACGATCCGGTTGGATCTAAATATCAGTTTACTGACAAAAATAAAAAATATGTGCATGTATGGGAAAACAATATTTTTTCTCAAAGTAGTATACTAGAACGGCCAATGGGCAAGTTTAGTTTACATGACAGTGATCCAGAAGTAGCACATCAAACGTGTTCATTTAGAATGTTCAAAAACTATCACATGATCAATGGTAAGTTATACAAGTGCGGGCCAGTTGCGTTGATGCCCGAGTTTGACGAACAACACCATTTTGAAATTAGCGATCAGGATAGAGTATTGCTGAACAGCTATCGTCCACTCACAGTTGATGAATATGATGTTCGTGGCGAAGAATTTTTACGCACCATTGATAATGTAATTCCGCAGTGCAAATTTTGCCCAGAAAATCTTGAATACAAACCTATCACCTTTGGTATTAAAAAAATCAAAAACATCTGATCCAACAGTGATTGTTATGAGCTAGGTGCGTTCCAGATACCGCATGAATCGGTCAAAATCTCCGTACATGGTCAGCATTAGAGCCTGCTCGCTGCCAAACAAGGTGATCTGCGGTTTCTTTCCTGTCTTGAGATAGTAGGGACAATCCAGTTTTCGATCCAGCAGCAACAGATGTCTGGGCAACAGAGCCATGCCGGCTGAAATATCAAATACATACAGTTTAATATCAAAGGTGGCAATAGCTTGATAACCTGCTGTGGTCAGGCGCATGCCGCCGACGGCACGAGAATCTATCCACCAGGCGGCATATGCTTCGTCAAACGCAGGGCAATCGTCTGACGGTAAGCCTTGTAAGATTTGTTGGGTGAGTTGGACTTTATCGAGCATCGGGGTATATTTTTTCCCCTTGCTTGAGTAGCACTACTGAAAACTTGTCAGTGCGAAATTGCACATTCAATTTTCGTGCAAGATTAATTGCGTGTCCCGGGTTCGAAAACGAAACCTTTTTGTACTTGGGTCCAGGATACTGAGTCAGCAGATTAGAAGTCTTTAGATTGATAGGCAGGTTGTCAAAAAACACCGCCCAGATACCTTCGCTGGCCAACACTTGCTCAGATTTGTAAGTTTGTTTGTTGGTGTTTTCTATCAACACCTTTGGCTTTGGGCGACTCATGCAGTAATACTCCTACATTTATTTATCAGAAATGTATGTAGTTTAAAAGTCTTTGCCCGAGAGTTCCACGTTGACGATCTGTGAATTATTTGCGTCCAGCAGTCGGCGTTGCAGTTCAGTGACTGCCAACAACATTTTGGTTATGTCACTGTGCAGATCCTTGGCATCTCGCAGGCTCATGACAAAGTCTTTTTGCCCGCGAGATTCGTGTGCTTTTACTGAATCAACAAATCGATTTATATGTATGCTCATCAGGAGAACTTGTTGAATACGCCTTTTCGCTGCAGGAACGGTTTGAGGTCAGGTGGTTGCCAGCCTTGTGGCTTGAGCACCTTGCCATCTTCACGCTTGCGCACCTTGCCATCTTCACCAATCTTGGCAAAGTTTGTGGCCATGACTTCTTTCCAGGCACCTTCACCGTCAGCACCCATGGAGTGAATAGCACCAATAGTCACAACCAAGATATCAATCAAGGCATCTAGTGTTTCTACTGCATCATCAGCCTCACATGCCTGCGCCAGTTCTTTGCATTCTTCATCAATCAAATTTCTGTACAACATGAACTGTGCCATGTTGTATTGTGCCACCGTTTGGTCGCAGGCTTTCATGAATTTTTCCTGATCACGGTAGAGGTTTGACATTGGCTTCTTCTTTGGTGTAAAATGGACCTTGGTATTGATAACGCTGCAAGGTAATAAGTTTGGGACTTTGTTCAATGGTCCAGGTTCTGCGTTGCTTGACCTGATACCAGCCAGCTGCATACCAGGATCTGGATTTTTTATTCTTGGTGTACAGGGGCAACTTGTGCTGCACATCCCAGATGGGATTGTACACTCGTGAACCAGATGGATAACCCTGTACCTGATAACTGGCAGGTTCCTTTGACGGTCGATTTCCTACAGCAGCAAATTCAATATCGCCTTGTTTACGGATCATGGCCATGGTCTTGAATGGCGTAATCTTGTTGTTGATCTTGACTGCAAAGCCATCATCAGTGGCTTCAATGTTGCCGACCTTGCGATCGTCTTGTTTCAAAATCCAAAACTGATCTTTGACTATGGGTTTAGCTACTATGTTCATTCAATACTCCTTTATAGGTTTCATTCAACCAGCGTCCAAAGCTGTCTGCTGAGTCGCTGCACTTGACCAATTCATACTTGCCACAGAATCGCAAAAAGTGACTGCCCACTTGGCCCACGTCCTTGTGACTCACTTGATCACGTATGGCAGCATCCACCAGGTCCTTGATCTCTTGTGGCTGTGCTGTAAGGTCAATCAAGGCACGGTTACGTTCGTAATCATCTAACACACGATGTTCAGCACCATTGTGGTCGGTCCAACGCTGCAACATGAGATTGTTCCAGGCATAGCCTTTCTTGCCCATGTCGCCAAATGCTTCTTCCAGGCCAGTCTTGTTCTTGGTGCCCTTGGTTCGCACACCAGGATACGCTGAGAACACATTGTCACTGGTATCGCCACGCATGCACTTTTCAAACAACAACCAGGCAGGATCGGGCACAGTCTTGGGCAGCTTGGTCTTTTTGTCCTTGATCAACTGACCCTTGACATCAAAGATTCCGTCCAAGGTGATCAGCTCATCTGTGATACCATTGTACTGTTTGACATTGGGTGCAATCAGCTGCACAAAATCTGTGTCTGAGCTGACAACTATGTGTTCGTCTTGGGGGTGTAGAGCAATCCATCGTGCAATGATGTCATCCGCTTCGGCCTGAGGCTCACGTATCACACTGCAATTGGTCTTGTTGCTCAAGTATTTAGTCAGCTCATCATAGGTTTCCCAGAACAGCTTGTCTTCTTCAGCCTGTTCATCATTCATGGCCGCACGAGCCACAGCACGATTGGCCTTGTAGGGTTTGTAGTGATCCTTGCGCCAGCTGCGACCTTCGAGACAGAAAATCACATGATCTGCTTGAAACCGCCGCACAACCTTGTTTGCACTCATCAAGGTCAAGTATAGTGCAAAGCCCAACTTGGTCCAGGAGTCCGCAGCACGATGTGCTTGATGCCGTGCTCGAAAGAACATGTTGCTTGTGTCAATAAGAAGGTATTTCATCAGGGCCCAGTAGTTGGTTATCTTTAATGTATTGTAACACATGCTCCGCCCAAAAGCAATGGGCATCTTGTCCAAAATGCCAACTATCTGCATTTACTGTGCAGAATCCTCGACGTCTGAGCACTGAGTCGTAGGTTTGATCAGCACTGTACGGGCTCATGTAAGTGGCTTTCCAGTCCTGCTGCTGTGTAATACTGCCAAAATGACTGTTACCGTTGAACATCAAATGACGCACACCCTGCTGTTCAAGTTCACAATGAAATTGCCAAATGTCTTCGTGTGCCTGTTCACTGCACTGTGCCCAGTCTATGTCAGTCACAAACTGCCGATATCGATCTTGTAATTCTGCAGGCACTTGATCTATGCCGCTGGCGTTGACCTGCCACCAGGTGTGATCGTGCCACCATTCTTGACGTTCCCAGGTGCTCCATTGAATCAGCACAAACAGGTCTGATACGTCTTGTTTGTTTTGTTTGATCCAGTCTCGGGTGGTTCTAATAATGCGTGAATTGGATCCACCTGCTTGTGCATCCAGATACAGTATTGCTCGTAACCAATTGGCCAATTCGCATCCAAAACTCGCACGTTCGTTGTCAGGATGCGGCTGCTGCCCTAGTCCCCAGTACATGCCGTCATCCTGTGCCCAGGAGTGTGGGACTGCTGCTTCAGCGGCAGCAGCATGGCTGTCACCGTTGACGTAGAGAATCACGATACTTCAGAGCGACCGTCACCAATACTGGTACTGCGTACCCACACGCCTGATTTGTTTATGGCTTCTTCCTGCTCCCAGGTTTCCATCACAACATGGCGGCACACATTCTGGAACCAACGATCCACTATCTCAGCGTCGGTGTCGTCCTTCTTGATCATGTAGCCGGCTTTGACCAGTCGTGCCACAAAGATTTCGTTCCAGTCCAGTTCGAATGCACCCTGATGCAGATTGTCAAGATCCACGTCCAGACTCAAGATGTTCACATATGGCTCATTGGCGTCGGTTGCCAGTTGTTTGGCACCCTTGACCGGTGCCTTGGGTTTGGGCGGAGCGGGTGCCACCGGTGCCTCAGCTGCCTTTTTTGGCTTGAAAAATTTATCAAACAGTCCCATATCAATCCTCTTTTATTTCCATCCAAGTATGATCGCCCATGTACTTTACCTGTGCCACATACTCGTAATCTTCCGGAACACCAGTGCTCCAATTTGTTGGACCATTGGGTACCAACAACATTTTCTCTAATCTTTTTTCCCACACCAACCAGTAACTCTTGCCCATGACCAATTTGAACTGAAACTCTGCGCCATGCACTGCATCTGTTATTTCCAGTCTGCGTTTGATCTGCTGTGCCTGTTCTTCCAGCACACGAACCAAGGTCATTATACGATCATATTCTTGCTGGGCATACATCCTGGCATGATTGATCATTAGATCTTTTTGTTCAGTAACCGGAACAAGATCAAATTTGGGGCCTCCGGCTTCGGTAGCATAAGGAGTAACATTCCTGTTAAGGAATGGAATGATTGCTCCAGTACTGATACTATCGTAGCTTTCGCGACCTGTTAGTATATTTG